CACAAAAGTAACTGTTGCTTTTACACCAGTAGTTTGACCAATTAAAGTTTTACCAAGTAAAGAAGATAGGAATGTTTCAACTGCTACTCCATTATATAAACTTTGTAATTTTACATAATCAGCACCATTTCCAGGCTGCGTGGAAGTTTGAATAGACGCTTGACCAGGGATAACCATGGCACCTTGTTTAAAGATAGCATCACCATGGCGTTTAATTTGATTCTGCAGAATGCTCTGCATTTGAGTTAATTCGCGAGCCTGAACCGCAAAGGATGGGCGATATAAAATACGATAAAACTTTTTAGTTTCATCGAAATCATCATTATACGGTTCGGTATTGAAATCTAGCATTCTTTTACTCTTTAAGTTATTTGTTTATTTATGTTAGAAATTTATAACAGTTCGCAGTGTTACGTTTTGATCCGCAGTTGGGGTAAAGGCTACTTTATTATCTATAAACAATATATTACCTGAATATTTATCTGCTGTTGGAGGAGTTACCCCTGATGCCGCAAAAGTATTTCCTGCAGCATTTAAAAATACATTACCAACAACTGGAACTGCGTTATCAAGAGATTGTAATAAAACACCAGTTGTAGTCAAAGCTACTATTCTAAATAACGGACCAGTAGATGAGCCTAGACGAACTTGCATATCTTGTGTAAAATTAACCGTATCAACATATGCTGTAATAACATAACAAGCAGAAGCAAGGCTACTTGCCAAGTTACCATATGCACCAAATTGTCTTGGGTTTTTAATAATCCCTAATTGACGGAAATCATTATTTACAGTAAACCCTTGATTTGTATCTTTGGACATATTACTATAAAACATTAATCTTTTAGCAAACATGCCAGTAATTGGGTCTTTACCATGACCACCATATGGAGCTTGGACACCACGAGCAAGCGCACCAACCCCACTTCCTTGGTCAAATGATACTTTACACCATTTATATCCTAAACCATAATTTATAACTTCAATTTTCTTTACTGTACCATTTAATACATGGGCAATTGCAGAAGCACCTGTACCATCACCAGTAATAGTTACTGGAAAATCTGAGCCGTAACCATAGCCACCAGAAATAATTGGGTATGCCATAATACGACCATCTGGTGTTAATAATTCTGTATTTGCTTGTAGTGTGTTGATATCACCTGGAGATAAATCTGCGGTTACTTGTCCAGAATCTCCATCTCCTGACACTGATAAGTTTGCATAAGTATAACCCACGCCACCATCATCAATACTAACAGAAGTAATTTGGCCATTTGAAATTAATGGAGTAAGTTTTGCTTCAGATTTAACACCAACAAAATACCCAGTAGCACCACTACCTGCTGAAACTGGAGTAATAGTTATGACTGGTAATGACGAATATCCAGAACCATATTTTAAATTAACTGTTCCTGTTGCAGTAACGCCAGCATATTTTAGTGTTGCAGTTCCATTAGTAGCAGTTTGTAGAGTAGGTGTTCCAAGAACTAATCCTACACCACCGCCACCACCTGAGAATGTTACTGTTGGAATATTAATATAACCTGTTCCACCTGATGATACTGTAATAGAAGTAATTACTCCACCAGAAATATTTGCAGTAACAATAGCAGCACTACCAGAAGAAACGTCTGGATTACTCACAATAAACGTAGGAGAAGATACATATCCTGCTCCACCATTTGTTACTGGAATAGTTGCCACAGAACCTGTAATTGTTGGAGCAGTAGAACTAGTAGTTCCAGCAACAGTAACTGTATAAAGTCTATTTGAATAATAAAGCTGTTGGCCGACTGTTACTGCTGTTGTTGATGCCCATGAAGTTCCAAATGCTATTGTTGGCAAAGAAGTATAATTCTGGCCAGAGTCAGAAATATAAACTCTAGATACTGATGTTCCATTCATTACGGCTTGACCGATAAATCCTGAACCACTACCGCCAGCCATAGTTAATGTTGGCGCAGAACTATATCCTAACCCACCATTAGTAATTGTAATATCGAATACTTGCCCATTTAAAGTATAACTAGTAACAACGCCACTAGAAACAGTTAATGTTCCAGTTGCGCGAGTTCCAATATATTTAAGAGCAGAAGTGCCATTAGCAACTACACCAGATTTGTGGGATGGACCTGGAGAAGCAAGAGTTCCAGAAACTGTTGCTTCATAAAGGTTATTATTATACTCAACTTTCTGACCAAGAAGAATACCAACACCTGAAACCCATGTATTTGCTCCGTTAAATGGAGGAGCAATAGATAATGTGGCACCTGAAGTATATCCAGTACCACCCGATGACAGGGTTATTGATTTCAATAATAGCGGATCTGCTGGGCGGTATCCATCTCCAGAAACACTAATATTTGCAAAAGTATAGTTTTGACCTGCATTATCAATTTTAACATTTAATAATTCACCACCAGAATAGAACTGAGAGCGAATTGAGTTAACAACTGGCATATAAACGTCAGTTAAAAATTTATTACGTAATGCAATTGGAATACTGTACAAATATTTCCACATATATCCATCTGGCATAATAACTGGATCTACAACAGTACCAACTGGTTTATATGTAGAAACTGCATTGTTATTATTATCTAAACATTTATATACGTTAAATTCATCAGTTAATACATAGCAATTAGTATCTTCTAGTCTTTGTGCACCAGATGGAGCAATAGTAACTACTGCAGTAGCAATAGCACCTGTCCCACCACCACCTGAAACAGCAACTGTTGGAATAGACGTGTATCCAGAACCACGAGATGAAAGTGTTATACCTGTTATTACACCATCAGTTAAACTTGCTGCAGCAGAAGCACCACTGCCGCCACCACCAGTAATAGTAATTGTAGGAGTTGATGAATAGCCATATCCTCCACCAATTAAATTAATACCTTGAACTTCAGTACTATATTGGTCATCATACATATCCCATATTTGACCTGTAACCCAGTCTTTACGTGGAATAACAAAAGCCACATCAGTGGAGTTAATCCCCTTCATTGTAATAATTTCATTACGTGTCGCAAGTTCATACGAATAACTATCAACAGGGATTGGAGGATTTGTTTCATCCGTCCAACGTAAAGTTTCCCCTAAGAAATAATAGTATCTTGCGCTTCGGTTTTGAATTTCATTATATACTGCGCTAGCAATAGCATTGTCTAACGGAGATTTTAGTAATGATGACATTTATATTTTCCGATTAGCTAATTGTAACTACCCAAGTAACAGCAATAGAATCACCAGCTGCTTTATTAACAACTGGGAAAGTTGTGCGGCAAAGCATAGTGCCAGTAGTAGAAGAGTTTAAAACTGCAGCCTCAGTAATAGCACCAGTAGCTGTGCCTGCTGGGAATGTAGCAGTGTAAGTTATAGCATTTGCAGAGTTAGAGGCAGAAGCCAAAGTAACACGACCAGCCTCAGTACCTAACTGCGTATCTGTTGAAGTTGGAGTTGATGTTGATGTGCCAATAGCCATATGGGACATAATGTTAGAAGAAGTTCCAACAATACGTGAAGCAATATAAGTTTTACCTGCTGCAACAACTAAATTTTTTGCTTTAAATGCTTGTTTAATATTACCTAGACTATCTCGAACTACTACTTCAAGTTCGCCAGTAGGTTTAAATGTGTCTTGTAAATTCATTATATCTCCTTAATTAGAATGTAGATGGTACGCCAACATATGACCCAGAATCATTTAAAAAGAATCCTGCTTCTCCATATGGGTTAAACAATATAATTCCACCAGAATCTGTTGGTGCTGCTGTAGAATCTTCAGTAGCGCCAGCATAGGTAGGTTGCGTTCCAAGTGGTTTTTGTATATTAAAATACGGTAATGTTCTATTTAGGTCAGTTCCAACAATATCAATTGGACTTACCGTGTCATCATCTAAAGTATACCCATTATTTAAATAATGATCATATACAACAGAATTTATAGTTTTAGAGATATCTTTAATCTCTAAATTAGTTCCTGATTTCGCTGTATCATTTACTGTAATAGAAAGAATCTTGATTAATGATTCTATTGCAGTATTAATTGTAAATTCATTACGTAAGTCATACTCACCGAATATAGCCATACCCGATGGATGTATTAAATTTTTAACAATAGTTTTATATGTATTTAAAGATTGATCAATTTTAATTACATAAGAAAATGCTTGATAATAGCGACTATCCTGAATATAAACAGCATCATCTAAGAAACCATCATTAGTAACATAATATCCTGGATATTTAGCAAGAGATCCAAGAGATACGCGAATAAT